ACTTAATGAACTTCTATCTGACTCTAGTATATATTGAAAGAACAATTTAAAATCGTATGTCGGTATAGGAAATAACTTTAATTGATTGCCAATTAATTCAAATGAATATGATGACCTTCTTATTTGGTCATTAAACTCAATTGCTTGTAATCTCAATAAATCAGAATACATTGGCATCATTAAAAATGATACTCCTGGAGAATAACTTCCCCAACCAAAAGATTGCAGCATTTGTTGCGCCCCCATACCTGTTCCTACGAAAGGATCGAAGTATCTTACAATAGCAGGAGGGCCGTCATGAAATATTCTTTTAATCTCAATACTTTCACTAGGATGAACTACATCTCTAAATAAAGTATTGATATTATAATTTTGTTGTCCTGTATAGCAAGATAAACTTCCTGATCTCCAAACTATTCTTCCTCCTACACCTGCTTCAGAACCATATTCTTTAGCTATTTGAAGTACTCTTCCTAAGTTTGGAGCAATATTTGTTTGAGATATATTTGTTACAGTACCTATTGAAGATCCTTGAAGATTAATAAAATTATCAACAACATTATATTCGTTAATGATATTTCCAAACTCTGATGTAGCTTGCTCGAAACAAGCAAAGAATGATCCAGATTGAAGTTCTACGTCCATCATAGGATATCCTAATCGTCTAGCGCAAAAGTCTGCAACCTTAGGAGCATCCGATAAAAATTGTGCGTCAGAATCAAAATATCCAAATGGCGTAGACCCTGATGCCGTACCAATTGGTAATCCAGTCCATATTGCAATATCGATAGTTAATCCGCTCATAGTAGTATTCTCTTTTATATAATTATATATGTACATGAAAACAGTCCCTAAATTACTCTAAGGACTGTCTTTTAATTATTTACTTATCGAACTAGATACATGTGACTGAGGCTTAAATGCTGTTGCATATGGATTAGAATACACTCTTCCTATCTCAAATCCTTGCTTTTGCATTTCTGCTAAGGCATTTGCTAATGCTTCATCTGTTATAATCATGTTAATTCTTTTATATAATTAATGATATACTCATTATCTTCGCCAGCTAAATTTTCAAAATACTTATCGATGTATTCTAGATTAGGTCTTTGAAGTTTTACTATAATAGGTGTATCATTAACGGTTATACTAATTTCATATCTTTTGTTAGCTTCCATATTCATAATCAAGTATCTTGCCTACTAAATCTGATCTGTGGTTCTCTTTTAACTTAATCCATTTAATTTCTTCTATCTTTTTAGATAATTCGATTGCATAAGTTAATCCATTTATTTCTCCTGAGGTAGTCTTGATATCTGTTTGTTCATTATCGCCGTTTATAATTATCTTACCTGTCTTTCCTAATCTAGTTAAAATAGCCAGCATTTCTGCTTTGGTAAGATTTTGAGCTTCTTCTACTATTAAAACATCATCAACTGTCTTGCCTCTAATAAACTGAATTGGTAGTGCCTTTACTTTTTCATCTTGAATTAGTTTTTGAACTTCTGTCTTATCAGAGCAACATTTATTTAAATTTTCAATAAGGGCTTCCATATAAGGATCAAATTTTTCATTTAATGCTCCAGGTAAAAATCCTAAGCTCTTACCTACTTCAACTGCCGCTCTAGTATTATAAATACAAGCTATTTGTTTTTTCTTTAAGAAATCTAATGCTGTCTGCGCACAAACTAAACTCTTACCACTACCAGCTCGCCCAGTTACTATAACTATTTGATTTTCAATTATAAGTCTTTTAGCTTCCTTTTGTTCTTCGTTTAATTGTATTGCATTAATCGATTTGATTTCGTTCTTTCGTTCACGGGTCTCCGGTTTCATAAAATTTTAGGATTGGATTTGGTTTATAACTATTTATATAACTAATTTAATATAAATATTTACTATGATAGAAAGTAATACAGCTATTTTTACGCATTATAATTACTAACGTATATCATAATATCACTTTTTGGAGATCGTTCTTTAGATAGCACGTATGGCCATAAAAAAAGGCAGAATTTCTTCTGCCTCTCTTTATTAGATTAAACTAAAATTAGATTTTATTTAAATCTGTAATTCTGATTACACCATAAAATTCCGGACGAACCATTTTCTTAGCGTAACGAGTCATTACACCTTTTCTAGGAGTAAAGTTATTTGGATCGTAAACCAAAGGAGTCATAATCAAAGGAACATAAGGAGCATAAACTGCACCGGTTTCTAAGAATTGAGTACCACGGTAACCCATTAAAATTGTACTTTCTAACATATAAGGGTTTTTGTAAACTTGGAAACGATTATTCATCATACCAACTTTTTGTACACCCATTGCAAATTGTGCTTTATCACCATTAGTATCTGCAGCATAACCTGAGATAGATTCTAATATAGTAGCAACGTCTGGAGAGCAAACTAAGAAGTTAGCACCACCACGCATTGTTTTTTGGTGAATTTTGTTAGATACCTTTTGGATTTTAGTTCCTAAAGTTTGGAACCAAGATTGTTGGTTATAGAATGCACCTGTAGCTGCTGCTGTCTGAGCACTAGAAACTAATACTGTTTGACCTGCTGCATTTACATCTACTGTAGTACCTAATACTGCTGACCAAGCATCAACTGTTACTGCATTTTGAATCAACATATCTAAAATTTCTAAATCAATTTCTTGAGAAATATATTCAGATAACATTGAAGTTAATTCAGCTTCAGCATCGATAGCGTGATAAGCATTTAAATCTTGAGCAAATTCTGGAGTCCAGATAGCTTTTAATTTACGAGTCTTAGCAACGATAGGCTCACTACGTAATTCTACGTTGATTTCAGGAATGTTAACGTTTGTATCAACTGAAGGAGATAATTGTGTAGCACCTGCTTCAAAATCACCACGACCGAAAGCAGTAGGTTGAACTTCATAATAAACTGCAATAGTATTTGATGCTGCCATTACAGAAGCTGCTGACGCTGATACTACGAAAGTAATTTGTGAATTATCTGCATTTACTCTAGTAAACTGAGGGAATACAGTTACTGTACCTGTAGAAGAAACTAAATTGAATGCTCTAATACCTTCATAATCAAAATTAGGAACTGATGCAGAAGAAACTGTAATTGTTCTCATACCTGAATTCAATACGATTGAAGCAGAATAAGTATTAAAGAATCTTGTATCATAATTGTAATCAGATGCTACAATAGAACCTGTTGCATAAGCAGTACTAATAGGCGCTGAACCTGTTACTAATGCTGAACTAGATACAGTATTGATTGAATAACCAAATCTACCTGCACCATAAAGACCTTGACTTGGATCACCTGTAGTATTAGTAATACCAAATACTGAATTGTTTTGATAACCGCTTACACTAGGTAATTGTGAAGTATTTGTAGTTGCAAATCCTGCATTGTTTGTAGTACCATATTTGAAATCTAAGTAAAATACTAGACCTGATGGTAAAGACATTGGTTGAACACTAACGAAGTCTTTTGCAGCGATTTCACTGAAAATACGACGTACTAAAGGTAACGCTACACCTGACCATTCTTCCGCGCCAGCTGCTGTACCTGTTCTGCTAGATTCAGTGATTAACTGCTTAGCTTGATTTTCTAATAAGATTGATATGCTAGCCTTTTCGTACTCGCTATCAACACCTTCTAATAAACCGGTTTTACCCCATTTATTGATTAAACCTTTAGATTCTTCTAAAAGTTGGAATGATCTATCTTGCGTAGAAGAAACGATCTTTTGAATTGCATTTAAATTACTCATAGTAATATATTTTGTTTTTTTGTTTTAATTGTTAATTATTTAATTATTTACCTAAACCCGCTAATTTTTTAAATCTTGCAGCAATTTGATCGCCTTCAGATAAAATAATTTGTTTAGCTGGTCTTGTTGACGCAACTGGCTTACTTGCAATAGATTCTCTTACTAACGTTTTCTTACTAGCAAATGATTCTGATAAAGTAGTATAAACTAATTTAACTTCTCTAATTGTTCTAGCGCGATCGAAAGTATCTATTACTTTAATTTTTTGTGATTCATTTAATGAATGAGCTTTGAATAATTTATTAGTAAATAATAATTTAGCATTAAGCATATTAACTTCGTTTAAGCTAGACTTCATTATTTTAATAGCATTATATGCTTCTTCTAATTCACTTTTTAATCCTGCAATTTCCTGCATTAATGGTTCTTTGTCTTTAGGGCTTTTGAAATTATAGTCCATATCAGATTCTTCCATTTCTTCTTCATCGCCACCCATTAATTCTTGTAATAAAGCATCAATGTCGATTTCTTCATCTAAATCGTAAGAATCTGGATCTTCACCTGGATTTAATTCAAAGTTATTCATATCTTCTTCATTTTCCATTTTCATGTCATCATCTTCTTCTTCGTCTAATTGACGTAAAATTTCTGATAAATCATACTCATCAACAGGATTTTCTTCTTCTTGATTTTCTTCGCCTGTTGGCATTTCTTCGGTTGGCATAGGTTCGCCTGCATCATCTACATGATATGCTTGACCACCTAAGTTTAAGTCACGATCTTCACCATTTTCTGGTTCCATGTCCATTTCGCCATCCATTGGCATTTCTTCTTCTTCTCCTTCTTCCTCTAAACGTTGAGAAATCATAGATTGGATTCTTGGTTGGAAAGCTTCTTCTAATGCTAATTTAGCGTTAGCGATAGCTGTTTCTTTTACTGCTCTTGCATCAGCAATAGCTTCTTTTAATAAGTCTGAGTTTGACATTTTTTTATTTGTTGTGATTTTTTGTTGTCCGCGAAATTTATTCGATATAGTTATTAGGCAACTACAATAGCGGTACTTAAGATATTCGAATCCTATATTAAAATAGGATATTGGAATTTAATATATATATTACCGAATGTATAAAAACAGCATTTTTTTTAATTATTTTTCGTATATTCAGTAAAAAAGCCCTAACTTAATAGAGCTTTTTAATTATTTCTTAGTAATACCTGCTAATTTTTTAAATCTATTTGCATCTCTTTCATTTATCTCATGCGAAATAACACTTCTTCTATTCTTTAAATAATCATCTTGGTTATCTACTTTACCATCATTATTAATATCTGAGTCTTCATGCCCTACAGCATCTAATTCATTTTCATTTATCTTATAATATTTATTTAACACATTTCCGATATCTTCATAAACGCTTTCTAATCTTTGCTGTAATGTATTAATTTCTCCTGCAGTCTTTTCAAATAATTGCATTGAGCTATCTAATCCTTTCATATGACGGCCTACTGTAATACCATCAAAACTTCCTTCTGTTTCTTGTAAAGTCATATCTTTTGCTTTACTTACTACATCTTTCATTTCGTTAGTAATTTTACGTAATTCATCAGCTCTATAAACATGCTTACCATATTCATTAAACTTACCAATCATTTCCATTACTGCTTTCTTTTCTTCAGGAGATAATTTTTTCTTTTCTTCTGAAGTCTCTGCCATCCAAGCTTCTTTTATTAATTGTCTTAACGGTTTTTTCATATTATAATTCTCCTTTGTATGGTTTTCCTTTTTCGTCTGAATCTATCTTTTCGATTCCAACATTTATAAATTGAATTGGTTTTCCTACTTTATCATTAACAACTAAGAAATTAGTCATAGCTGTATTCATGATTCTAATAATATAGTATTGACCAGGCTTTCCTTCAAACTCTACTTTAAATCCTGGCTGCACTTTATAATTAAGTGTCTTAGGTGTCGGTGGAGCAGGTGCTTCTTGAGGTTCTTGCGGAACGTCATTTGTCATTGGTCTTACTTGCGGCCTAGCTGGCGGAGTAGGTCTTTGTTGAGGCTTAGGAGCTTGAACACTTGGTCTAGTGGGTACAGGTGCTCCTGGTACTCCAGGTTCTGCTTCTTGCAATCTTTTACGATTTGGATGAGCATGTGTCACAACACCTAAAGCACCAAATGCTTCTTTTAAAAGACTCTTAAGTTTTATATTTTTATCTGTTGACATTTTTATGTTATTTAAAATCCGATATAATATCTGTAATAATCTTTTCTACAGAATAATATTTATTTGCACCTGCTTGTTGTCCCGAGCCTTCATTAATAGGTCTTAGATATGCTCCTTGAGTCGATGGGCTAGATACAAAGTCAAAGCATAATAAATTAAAATCATCTCCTACTTGTACATGTCCTTGTTCGTCAATTGGTTTTACTGAACCTAATCCTCTTGAGCTAATCCCTAATTTAATACCGGCTTGGAATAATGCTTTTAAAATATTTCCTGACGGAGTTCCTAAAATTTCAACCGTACCGACTAAATCATCGCCTTCAAAATGCATCTCAGTTATGTTATGCGATACATTATTTAAGTTAATTACCGATGAGTCTGGATGATCTAATTCTCCTAACGCTCTTCTTTCTTTAACTTCTTGCGAAGAATATCTATTAGCTTCGCGCTCTAATATAGCACGAGGATAAGACCTCATATTATGATTATAAGCATCGGCTCGTTGTAAAGTACCTTGAACAATTAAACGACCTCCATTTTTTTCTAGAGATTCATTAATCATTTGAGGGGTTACTTCAAACGGAAGATAATCTATAAGTAAATTAGTATTCATAGTTCTTATTTAATATAATTATGATAACAATAACTTCTTAAGGCTATTAAAAATACTAATGCTTTCTTTTAGTTTAGCTTTTGTTTCTTTTCCTGGCTTATCCATTTCCTTAACTCCTTTGGGTTTACCTTTAGCCATTTCCTTTTTATTTAAAGTATCATTAGCATTTTTCTTAGTAGCATCTTTCTTAGATACTTCCATTCCATTTGCTTTGTCTTTCATTTTATCAGTTACTTTATTAAGTTTCTTATCTTTAACTTCTTTAGTAACGTCAGTTCTTTTATCTGCTTTTACTTGTTTAGAATTGGCAATTAAATTACTATAAAACATAGGATCTTTCTTTAATTTCTTAACTGCTTTATCCATTGCCTTAACATAATCTTCTGTATCAACCATTTCTATTCTGATTCCTTTTTTAAGCTCGTATGGATTTACCATATCTACATCAGCAATATCTTTTTGGCCGTAATTAGTTTTATCGGCTTTCTTTTTATCTTTAGGATCGGTTTTAGCTTTTTTAGCTTCATTAATAGAATTAACCATTTCAATAGTACTATCATCCCATTCATCTACTTCGCCGTGTGTTGTACTGCCTTGGCATGTATACTCATTACCGTCTTCGTCTGAACCCATTAACATTATAGCATCAGTATAACCACCGCCATCAACGTTTCTTTCTGTTACTTCATAATCATCCCAAGTAATGGTTTTTCCATTATACTCTGATGTTACTGGACTATTATTAACAAATGTGCTAAGCTCATTAACGACTTTACTTTCCATAGTTACTGTAACTGGCTCTCTTTTGCTAGGATAAGCTTCAACATAAAACTCTGATTTAGGGAACATATCAGATAATTTATCAGCTCTATTTTGAGCCTCTTCTTTAGTGTTATAAACACCTTGATGTCCTATACGACCATATCCTCCATCTTCTAATACATGATAATACATTTTAGCTTCATTCATAGAACTAAATGCTTTTTTATAAGCAGCATCATTAGATCTATCCATATCATCATAATCATCTATCATTGGATCTGAAAAGTTTTCATCATCAAAATCAATCTCTTCTTCTTCTTCTTGATATTGTTTTATAGCTTCGTTATATCTACTCATATCATCATATCTTTCGTCAGCATCCATATCAAATAACATATCTGATACTGTCTCTGCATCTTTACCTGATAATCCGGCTTGTTTTATTAATGATTGTCTATCTGAAGAATCATATGAACCCATTAATTGTAATTCGTCATATATTTTCTTTGCAATAGCGCCTAAGTTTGCTCCACCTTTCATAGGGTTAAACATACCTTCTTTAAAAATTGTTAAAGTATCACCTTTAATTGATATTTTATTATTAAGTCTCATTTTATTATAGTTTTTTATTTATAGATTCATTATTCTTTTATACGCAGATTCTTGTAAAGCTTTAGTATTTGTATTTTTCATATTAACCTTTTTCATGCCAAATGCGGTAATAGCTTTTTCTGGTGCTTCATGACCAAAAGCATTAGGTGTTAAATATGCACCTGCTCCGCCTGAATTAGATTCTTCATCTAAATCTTCCATGTTAGAATCAATTACTTCGATATTCCATCTTCTAAATAATTCAAGTAATTCTTCTATAATATTATTTTGATTAGATTTATATACATTAGAACCATCCGTATTTAAAATATTATCTCGCATTGCTCTGCGAATAAATAAATCGTCTTGGGCTGCAGTAGCTGCTTTTCTTGCATCTCTAACAGATACTTCAACATAATATTTTCCGCCATCATCAATATTTTCCATATCATAAAGATTTACTTCATTAAACTTATCTTCGATTTCTTGTAAAAGTGTTTTGAATGCCATTTTAGTTAATTTTTTTAAGCTCTTTTACCAATTCAAAATATCTTAATAAAGATAATATATGACTATCTTTTATTGATTTAGATTCGGTAATAGTGGTAAGTAAATTTGATACTTCAGATAACTTGATTTGAACTACTTGACTATCACATTTTTTAATATTCTTATCTAAGTCTGTCTTAATAGTCTTTATAGATGTAATTACATATTCATATAATGCATTCTTATCATTAGGAGAATTTGTGATATATAGCTTTAATAATTGCTTTTGATTTGGATTAAGGCCATTATACTTATTATTAAACTTCTCTAATAATATTTTATATGATAATACTCTAATATCTTTATCTTCTTTGCCAAACTCCGATTCAATTAAGCTTTCAGCACTAGGTGAATCTTCTGGTTTTCTGATTAAATGCTCGAATATACAAGATTTAGAATCTACTACTTCAACAGGATTATCTGCTTCGGCATATTCAAATAACTTATATATACTTGCTAATACTTTATAATTATTTACTTTATGTTGAAAAAAGTCTTCTAATTTATAGCTTTCACGAATACTCTTAATTAAACTATACTTGAGTTTTTCTAAAGATTCTTCATTAACATTCTTTCTAGACTTTATAACAGCCTCTAATAGTTGCGTAGCTTTCCAATCGTTAGATAATTTTTCATTAGTTAAAGTTTGATATAATTTTAGTTCATGAGATAAACTAGATTTTTTAGAGAAGTACTCCTTTACAATATTAATTGCTTTCGAATCCTTATTATTTAAAATATCAGCGGTAATTTGTCTTACCAGTAATTCAAATATTACGCCGGTATTACGAAGCTTATTATGTTTAATTTTTTTCATATAGTATTAGTACTATGTATGTATTACATTAATAATTATTTGTTACGTTAACAAATCATTCAGAAATATTAGATTCGTCTAAAAAAGTACCTGCATCTGGATCAGACTTCTTCGGCATTTTTATACTTTCCAATATTAATTTCTTTGACTTGGTGTGATCATTGTTTACGAATCCCAATCTCTTTGCAGCATCTTTGCTATTAGATTTATTTACATTTTCTTTTACTGATAAATCTATTGCAGGTTTAAATGCTGTTGAGCCTATAGGATCTCTTCCAAATATATGAGCATCAGTGCCATATGCTGAACCACCACCTTTTGGTCTTCCATTATTTTCTGGTTCTGTTTCTACGCCGGCATTTCTTTTACTTACATGTAATGAAGCAATATCATGCGGAGTACCAAATGATTCTCCCGTAAGAATTGGATCATTTCCTTCTTCTTCAATTTGGGATTGACGGAATTTATTTTTCATATCATCTAATACGGCATCTCTTTCATCTTGCCATTCATTATCAGACAATTTAAATACATGCTTATAAATCCAACTTTCAGATAATAATTTAGATTCTTGCATTTCCTTTGCCAATTCAATCTTTTCTTTCCACAATGCAAGTAATTCTTGCTCGTAAACAATTGATGGAGTAGTCAATGCTATTTCAAAATTAACTAAATCTTCGTCTTTATATCCTTGAGAGAATAAATGAATAACTGCTATTTTAGTAAGCTCTGAAACAACGATTCTTTGAAATCTTTCTACTGTTCTAGCAAAACGAACATCTTCAGCAGCTAATAAAGCTTTACCTGATATACCTTCATCAAAAGTTAAAAATGCTTTAGGAATCTTTAATCCTGCTAACATTCTATTCTTTAAATATTCAATATCTTCTATACCGGTAAATTCCATACCTGATAAAGTATCGATTTCAGTTCCTGATTGATTTCCTCTTACCGGAAGATAAAAATCCTCTAGCATATTCATTAAATTGAATTTTAAATCATAATCACCTGTTTGTTGATCAATATATGGCTGCTTCTTCATTTTATTCATGATTTGCTGCATATAGTTATCAACCTCACTAGTAGGAATATTTCCAACGTCTATTTTAAAAATACGTCTTTCAGGGGCTCTCATTACACGATGAATTAACATCGCATCTTCCATCATCGTAAGCTGTTTCCAAACTTTACGAGCGGGCTCTAACATTGATTTACCGTAAGGTAAAAAGTTTGAATCTGTTAATAAACGGAAATGTGCAATCTCGTAATTCTTATACTTAATTTTATTATTGCCCATAACAGAGAATTGAACGTGATAAGGATTATTTGGATCTGTACCTTCTTCTCTAATTACTTCATATGCTGATAATGGAGTTACATTTACAATACCAATTTCTTCTCTAATATCTAAATATAAATACATATCACCATATTTATTCATACTTCTAATCCACGGCCATAAATTAAACTCCACATTTAAAATATCGTAGAATAAATTCTCTAAAACCTTTTTAATAGTCTCATCCGAACTTTTTATAGTTAGTATTTCATCATATTCATTTTTACGTGTTGCTTCATCAGAATAAATATCTAATGCTGCTGAAATAATAGAATCCATATCCATTATTTCGTAATCGGTATAAAGCTCTGTTCTAGAACTTTGATAGTTATAGTTATTGTTATAAGTAGATATACTTGGTTTTATTCCATGTAGTCTAGTAAATCTATCTACATATTTAGATTGTTCAAGGTTACCTGCAGATTGTAATCTATCAGTATCTATTACTTTCAATCCTTTTCCGCCACCTACTCTTCGTACAATAACGTTATTTGAAAACAGTCTACCTAATCTTGCTGAAAGTGATTTATCTATTAATGACATTATTTATCTTTATTATAATTATATGTTTATTGTAATATTGCCTGGTTTTTATAATAACCAACTTATATCTTCATCCTTACCGCTAACTTTCATATTCCATTGATTAGCTTGAGTATTATTTGATAATCTGCTATATACAGGAGATGATTTACCTATTAGCCCTACGGTTTTTCTGTGAAGGTCTAAACCCTGTTGTCTTAATCTTAATGCTGTATCACGCACCCAAAGAGCTATACAAAAAGAAATAACCAAATCATCATTATATCCATATTGAGCTTCAGGTCTTGAACCATGCCAAATAAAATTCTGTAATTCAGCAATTGTTCTTTTACAATGAATAATAGGAGTCTTATCTCTCATATACTCAACTAACTTAGATATAATTAAAGGGCGATTTCTTGTTGTTTGAGAAAATCCTGGAGTCATTTTAGATTTAGTTGCTAAATCATAACCGCTAGTCATTTGTTGTTGAACATCTATAACTGCTAAATCAGCACTACTATAAAATAAATTAGCATATCCTCTATCAATTGCAGGCTGAATTGCTGCCCATCCTATATTAGCATTTTCAATTACTAGTAAAGCGTCATTATATTCCGTCGCAATTCCAACAAGCATATTTCCGAAATCTCTAGGATCTAATTTCCCTTTATATGTAGCACATTGTTCTACCGTCTCTATATCTATTACATGGAAGGCGGAGAAATCCGAAGCATCGCCCCTTGAAACGTCTGCAACCACCATATATGATCTAGTATAATCAGGGACTTTCCAAATCCATAAATTTCCGTCATATCCTCTTTTTTCCATTGGGTCACAGCACAGAGCCGGATCTTCCCAATATGATTTTAAAACTAAAGGATCAATTACTGTATTACCGGATGTCGTGAAATCGCAATCACATTCTTGAGCTGCTAATTTTTCTCCTAATTCTGCGGATTGAGCATCTCTCCAAGCTTGATGTCTATCTGGATGTACCGTCCAATGTAATTTAATAGTATGAAAGTTATTTTGCCCAGACTCGGCTTTTTGCCACATACGATGAAAAAAGTTACCCATACCATTTGGCGTAGATAACATAATACATTTACCACCTGTAGCCATAGTTTGTTGCAAACCACCCCAAAGTTCTTCGATAGTATTGGATTCAATAAATGCTGCTTCATCAATTACTAATAATGAAACTGCTTCAGAACGTCCTGCACTTACTGATGTAGAAGAAGCTTTTACTTGAGACCCATTAGATAATCTTAATGATAATTTATTGTCTTCTGTAGATTGAGCATTTTGCTTTAACCAAGTAGGTAATCCTTCATACATTACCCTTACTTTAGTAACTAAGTTTCTTGCTACTTCTTGTCTTGTTGCAATGGCTAAGCAGTTCTTATCTTCATGAAAAACCATTAACCATAAAATATATCCTGCTGATAATGTTGATATACCTAATTGTCTAGACTTTAAAATGATATTTCTATCATTATCCCTAAAATCATATAAGCATTGTTCTTGGAACGGATATAAATCAAAAAGCATTTTCCCTTTTACGGGATGTTGAATAACGCAATACTTTCTCATAAAGTATACAGGATCTACTGCACATTTCCTGTATTCTTCTTTAATTAAATCCTTTACATTCTGCGTTCCTTGGACTTTACTTTGATAATCATTTACGTCTGCCATACTAGAATAACTTAAATAATAATAATGTAGTTATAATTCCGGTTGCAAACATAAAAGGAGGTTTTTGATACCACTTTGGATTTACTGTATCATATAATTTCTTCCAGGTTTTAGAGTTCTCCTCTAGATTATTGATTTGAATTTTTTGACCTGCGATAGTTGTACTATCCATTTTCATTACACTCTTATAATCAATAACTACTGAATTAAATTCTTTAATTAATATAGTATTGATAGAATCTCTGTGTTCTAATACTACAATATTATTATAGATGTTAAGTATTTTCTTTCTAGAAAAACATGTATCTATAGGTTGTGTATATGCTCTTGTTATTGTTGCGAATAAAAGAAATATTAAAATTAATAACTGTTTCATTGTTTATAGTTTTTTACTGCCAAACTCATTTAAGAATATAATGGCGTTAGATATACTAGTATCGAATGTAGGAGTATTATTTAGTTCTTCCTGCAAATTATTAATAATAGTAGATCTGTTTTGTATGTTGTTAATTACTTCGACTTTTTGAATTGCGATGCTATCTAATTTTTTAGATATGCTATCATTTTGTATTACTCGTTCTTCAATTTCGTTTTGTAATACCTTTACATTTGTATTTAAATCTGTGATGTAATTCTTAATATAAAAGAAAATAATCACAAAAACAAATAAATAAATAGTATTAATTAATATTCGATATTTCATTTTGTTCTTCTCCTAATAATTGAGCACTTATCTTTTGAAAGTCCTCTTCCATTAATTTATTTAATTCTTCTTCTTTACCTTGCCAAGGTGATTCCCATGTTTCAATAGTTCCATCTGAATTAACGAATTCTGCTTTTGTCATCATTTCTTGAATTGCTTTCATTTCTGATTTAGCATCCTTTAACCAAGATTGGATATTTGGTTTCATTAGATTTTTAGCATATTCATCAAACGTACCATTTAATTTATGTTCATGCTCCATTTCAATTACACAATCAAAGCACATCTTATGGACGCTCCACATTTTTTTGTTGTACTTATTGTCTTTTATTTCGTTAGAACATTTAGGGCAGACATCAGGCATTCTTAATTCTTTTAAAGCAGCTCTAATAGCATCTAATGCTTTAGTGGTATTACTTTTAAATCCGTTAAATTGCTCCCATTCTACACCATTACCGTCAACCCAAACATCTCCCACTTCATGGGTTTCTTTAGTAGCTTCATAACCTACAGATGTTTTATTTTGGGTGCGGTGACTACCGTCCAACATTTGTCGAATAGCTTTAATATTTTGTAATTTCTTTGCCATAACCTTTTATATAATTATTGATTGATTGATATTTATATGCTTTTATAGTACATCCGCTACTTTATCTAACGCTCTTAATTTTGCGTTTCCTTTTGGAGTTCCTGCTTCGCCAGAATTAATTACTAACATAGATTTAAACGTTCCTTTGATTCTATTTTTAGATCTAGTATTCTTAACTTTTCTTACTATATCATATAATAGCTCTTCAAAGCTACCGTTTATATCATAATTTTGAAATAATTTTTCTACATCAGACCAATTAAATGATGACCAAATATCTGTTCTGTTTAGCTCTTTAAAACCATCCAAAGTAACGACTCTTAATGTCAATCCTTTTGGAGATAGAACAAATTCAAATTCTTGATTATCTTCTAGTTTCGGTATATTTTTAATGTTCAATCTTTTAAAGATATCGTAAGGATTTTCTTCAATACACATTGCTTTAGCTAATCCAATTAATAATGCTTGACGCTCTCCTGGAATATCTAAGAATGTAGATCTGTATGTTAATTCTTCTGGAGATACAACTATCATGTTATCTATTTGAACTGTCAAATCTGGATAGCCTTCTATTGGATATTGGGTAATTACTATATCTCCTGTTCCTGCTGTTTTCTTTCCTACGTGCCTACCACTTCTAAATGGAACAATAACATCATCAGGAAGTGATTTTAAATAAGTAGCAAAATCAGCTTTTATTTGTTTTGTGTCAGCCTTATCACCAGTTAATTCAATTACTAAATCTATATCTCCATGTCCTTCTTTCTTTTCTTGACCGCCAACTACTTCACCATTTTCATCTTTTGGAATAATATTATATGAGCCAGTAATTTTATAGCCTTTATATAATGGATAAGGCTTTAAAACTTTATTAACAAACGAATCAACCGTTGCTTTAACTGCCATACTTGGAATTCTGTCTGCGCCAATAGATCCAGATTCTGTTAATGTTTGATATGATAATAATTTAGAATCGTCAGGTAAAAATTTACCTTTTAATCCCAATCTTTCTTGATTAGCAATCCAATAATCTTGTAAATTATCAGGAATGTCTGTCCTTGTAGAATCTAATATCTTTAAATATCTATCCATAATAGCATTATATTCTTCTTGAGATAAATTTGCTTTAAGGAATTCCTCTAATTTAAAATAATCATTTAAAATGTCTTTACTTAAATTAAATCCGTATATCCTATTTAATAGATCAATTGCTTCTTGAGAATTACTTGCAACTTGATTTCCTGTTTCTTTATCTACTACTCCCGTTCCATGTCCAAATGTATAATTCTTATTCGCAAATAATGATAACATTAATTGAGTTCTATGAAGACCTTTTACATTACCAGCATAAGTATTAGAATAATAGCTAAATGTAAGCCAATCTAAATTACCTATATTAATATCTGCTTGCACATATTTAGGAAGTGGAGTTTTATTTGAATCATATTGTTGAATACTGCAGAATAATGCACCTGATCCTGATCCTTTTGTATCTACTTCAATATCATCGTAAGCATTATTAATTTTGTCTCCTACTAATGCTATTATTGCTCTTAAGTTAATTTTTTCTGGAGATGCATTCTTAGCTCTTTTAGTAAAGCCAGCAACTAATTCATTATATTTATTTTCATCTAAACCCCATCCTTTAAGATCTGGAGTTTTGCCGTCAGGGAAGAAATTCTTAACATCATATGCTAAATCAATGTCTCCTGATAAATCTTTCTTACCTACAGACCCTAACTTCTCAAATTGCTTAAAGCTCACTGCTTTTGCAGGAAATAATTTAGCAAGTCTATCTGCAAATACTTCTAACGTAGGTTCTATGTCAGATTTTGCTATTGGACTCGTCGTTCCAAATACATTACCACCTTCACTAATAGGTACACAATTAGGAACTTGCTTATTTCCTTTTTTCTTCATACCAACTTGCTTATATCCATCCCAACAATCTTCTTTTAGCAGTTCTTCTAACCACCAATCTTTACTAAATGCTTCTGTCATTGTATTTTCTAGTTTATCAAATATATAGTTAGCCATCTTATCAGAATACCATCCAAATATATCTTTAAATAATTGAGTTTTTTCTTCTCTAGTTTTTGTAGTATCTCCCAATACTTGTCTTATTTCTGTTCCAGACATTTCTCCATATCCAGGAATATTAATTGAAATATGCGGAGCATTAATTAAATAACCACTTTTAGACAATGGTTGCATATTATTTTGATTAGATTTATAGTCTTGGAAAAAGCTAGGACTACCATCTTTCTTAGTCCCTATTTTAAATCTAGGGTTACCTTCCATATCTTTATCGCCAACCATTATTACTGCATCGGTAGTATTACCATCAAATTGATTATATAGCTCAACTGGGTTGTACGGGTTCTTAACTTCAATAATATGTGATGGGTCTATACCGTAAAGCTCTATAATGGCTTTCTTTTCGGCGAAATTAAATGGCGATTTATCGTCAGTTTTATTTGATGTTACGATATAAGTATTTTCTTTCCCGAATTTATTTTGAAGCCACATAAATGAAGCTGCGTGATGTTTTCCGAAAGGCTGAAATCTTCCAGGATATATTGCTATTATTTTATTCATATTATATTATAATTATGTAGCTAATGAAGCTGTAAATGATACAATACCATCTACGCATTTAATTTGTAAATTATATGATCTATTTTCACCCGGTGAGCATGGAACTCCAAATAAAGTTTGGTAATATGCTGCCGTTTGCATATTAATTATATTAGCAGTGGCTGTACTTAAACTACTATTAATAGATGCTATAGATGAGTCTGTAGAGCTTGTATAAGAATTAAATGTCGCGTTTGAA